ATGTCGTCTGCTACTGCCTATTTGGAACAACGTTTCGGACTAAAACAGGAGGAGAAGATGGATGCTGCGCTCCGTGGCATTCTTCATACGGAGAACTATGAGACCTTTCTCATCCGAAGCGATGTAGGAGATGTCCTTCATACCTTTTCGGGTGCGAAGCACGCAAATCGCTGCCTTCCTGGAGACCATGTTCGCTGGGATACTGAGGAGGGCCACTGTATTTTGGAACTAAGCGATGAGCATCCCCTGTTAGTAGGAACGCTCCATTTGACCTCTCCTGCTCGTTATGGCTTCACATCACGAAAGGTTCCACTCTATCTATTTACTCCCTATGATGAGCGCTATCCCCAAATGGTGGTAGGCTCCTCTGAAAAGGATAAGACCTGTAACCGATTATGCCTCGTTCAATTTGATAGTTGGCAAGCAAACTCACTCTTTCCACGAGGTCTTCTTCAACACATGTTGGGGCGGTCCGGAGACCTGACCGTGGAGAATCGGGCCCTGCTTCATCAAGTGTGTCCCTGGAAATACCCCGCCTGTTTGTTTCGTCCTGTACATCAAGAGACAAGACAGCGTACTCATTTACAGGGCATTACCTTTCATATTGACCCCCCTGGATGCCGAGATGTAGATGATGTTATTACATTGGAACGTGTTGATGATAGATTATGGCGATTTGTCGTGACCATTAGCGATGTAGCATCGTATGTGGAAGATGGGTCTGCGGTAGATATCATGGCCTCGCTGATTAGTCAATCCGTATATGATTCCACAGGAACGGTCCTTCATTCCATGCTGCCGAAGTCATATGCCGAAGAAGCCTGTTCTCTTCTTCCAGGGGGCTTAAAGCATGGAGTTTCGATGGAGGTCCTGTGGGATGGCGTAGCGCTCTCTGAGCCGACCTGGTATGAATCCACGCTAGAAGTGCAGCGGTCATACACGTATGATAACTTTCAGTCAGCGATGGACCCTGAGACGGTGGTACATCGTGAGGTGGTGAAACAGGTCGCTTCCCTTCTTGCAGGAGAGCCATTAGAAGATGCTCATCACTGGATTGAACAGTTGATGGTCTTTTACAATAAAGAGGTAGGAAAGACTCTACGTGTATCGGGTCTCGGAATTCTTCGTCGGCACCAAGCGGCAGAACGGGGTCAAATTGAATACTATCGTCAGCATCTACCAGAATGGAAATTCCTGGCAATGAACTCTGCGGAATATGTCTTAGCCAGTGAGAAAGATACATACCATAGTGGATTAGACACTGACGCCTATGCACATGCGACGAGTCCGATACGACGATACGCAGACCTTATCAATCAGCGTGTCCTGAAGGAGATATTGCGTAATTGTCCATATGAATACATTGTTCCTGTAACCATGGAGGACATGAATCGCAGAGAGAAAGCCATTCGTCAGTTTGAGCGAGACATGACCTTCTTAGAGGCCATTCAACGCGGAGAGACTTGCGTAAAAGCCATTGTAATCGGCAGAGAGGAATCCGAAGATGGTCAGGAATATCGTATATCCTTCTATGTCCCCGCATGGAAGAAGCGAGTATCGGGAGGTTATCGTAAAGCAGGAGATGATCTCATACAGACCAAAGATACCGCCGAGACCCGTCGCATTGCTCTCCTCCAAGAAGTGGAAGTCCAGTGCTCCGTTCAATGGACACAGCGAAATTGGAAAGAGCGCCTACTTATTCAGTGGCTCTAAGTTCATATTGTAAATCAATAAAAAGCCTCTCTTTTTTGTTTAATGACATGAAAGAGAGATTTCAATTTATGATATAAGAATATTCGTCCCTATCTCAGGAAATAAAAATTGAAAGACGGTCAAATCTAGACGCAAGGGTAGGACAATCATCCCATACGTAAAGACTTAACGCAATCGTTTCTATCACCAAGACAGAATGCCAGGCGGTTTCCATCAACACTCATCCGACATTGAATCCATCATTGGAGTTCAGTTCAGCATCCTCTCACCGGAGGAGATTGAGCGCAGTTCCGTGGTGGAGATTACGACGCCGACTCCCTATGAGGGCAATGAGCCGAAGATTGGAGGCTTATTTGACCCCCGTATGGGTGTGCTGGAGAACGGTAAGATGTGTCGTACGTGTGGTCAGACGAATCATGGTTGCCCCGGCCACTTTGGTCACTATCGTTTGACCCGCCCGGTCTACTACATCCAATTTCACAGCATGATCATGAATGTGTTGAAGTGTATCTGCATTCGTTGTGGCAAGTTGCGCTTGGACAAGGAACATCACAAGGAGTTGCTCCACCGCAAGGGAGAGGCGCGCTGGAAGGAGGTGTTGGCGTTGTCCTCGGGTATCAAGCGTTGTGGTCAGGAGTGTGAGGATGGTTGTGGTGCCCTCCAACCGGATAAGTTCACGAGAGAGGGAATCGCCCGTATCGTGGCTCATTACACGGAGGAGAAGGAAGAGGAAGCCAAAGGTGCCGCCAAGGACCAGAAGCGACTTCATCCCCTGGAAGTGGAGTATGTTCACAGCCTGTTTCGCCGTATCAGTGACGAGGATGTGGACTTCATGGGTCTGAGCCGTTACTGGTGCCGCCCTGACTGGATGATTTGTACAGTACTCCGCATCCCCCCTCCCCAGGTGCGCCCCTCGGTGGTACAGGACAATAATCAGCGCTCAGAGGACGACTTGACACACAAGTTGTTTGACATCGTCAAGAACGACAAGACGCTCCAGCAGAAGATTGAGGCGAATGCGAGCAAGACGGTGATTGATGAGTGGACGAATGTGGTTCAATATCATGTGGCAACACTGGTGGACAATGAGATTCCGGGTGTGGCCCCCAGTGCTCAGCGTAGTGGCCGTCCGCTCAAGTCCATCCAGCAACGTCTTGGTGGTAAGGAGGGACGCATTCGTTACAACATCCAGGGCAAGCGCGTGGAGTTCTCGGCGCGTTCGGTCATTACGCCGGACCCCAATCTGAGTGTGGCGGAACTCGGTGTCCCCCTGGAGATTGCGACGAACCTGACCATTCCTGAGCGAGTGACTCCCTACAACCTGGACAAACTCTACAAACTCATCCAGAACGGTGCCGACAAGTGGCCGGGCGCCAAAACAATTGTTCGCAAGGACGGGCGAATGATTTCACTCAAGCACGTGAATACCGCCGAGATTGTCTTATATGATGGTGATGTGGTGAACCGCCATCTGATGGATCAGGATATTGTCCTGTTCAATCGTCAGCCGACCCTACACAAGATGTCCATGATGGCACATCGGGTGAAGGTTCTGCCGTATAAGACGTTTCGACTGAACGTGCTGGTCACGAGACCATACAATGCAGATAAATGATGAATTTCAATACCATCAAAATGTTTGCAACAGGCGACTGCTATCTAGGGTGTTGTATCACCTAGATGGGAAAACAGTGTAAATACAGCCATGGGTTCTGTCTCACCAGCAGAATTCGTGATATAATCGTCTAGTGATGAGGAGTTCCTTACAGGATTCCAAATTGCAAGACCCTCAAATTCAGGGGAACCCCTAAAACTTATTGCTACGAACTACTCTCTGAAAAGGGATTAGGGCCACGGAGAAAGACCGTAATGGAGCACGTAACAACGCAATAAGATACGAGTGATAGATATCACAAGTAATGGGCAATCCTGAGCCAAGTTCTAAGGTCCATCCGGACTATGAATGCTGTGCAACGAGTAGATGTGGGTCGGTGAGGCTGTTGAAAGACAGTTCTTGCTTAAGGTGTATTCTAGTCCCCGTGGGAAACCACAGGGTAGTAACGTTTGATGGTGATAAACTTGTTTCAATGCTGTAGAGCATTCATCTTGTCATCAACAGGTAGCCACTTTTCAACGGTGTGATGTCCCTTGAAGAGATTAATGGTGTAAGACTCACGATTTCTATACGAGCGTGTTATCGTTAGGAATAATAGAACTGCCTAGTGGAATCAGATTAAAGAATAAGTTATATTTATTGCTAATGAATGAGATTCTTAATGACAATTCAAGTGTAGTGGGGCACATTTACCTCATTACAAACACACAAACCAACAAACGATATGTCGGTCAAACACTCTCCCACCGAAAAAACCGAGGAAAGTATAGACCATTTGGATATATTGGCAGATTCAATGACCATATTAGCGAAGCATTGTGTAACTCAAAGAGGAAACAGTGTACGTATCTCAACAATGCGATACGCTCTTATGGTAAAGATGCCTTTCATGTGGAACTTCTCCTTGTCTGTCCTAGACAGGAGTTAGATGCTCAGGAGAGAAAGTTCATTGAAGACTATGCTACTCTATATCCAAATGGTTATAACTTAACTCACGGAGGAAAAGTGTTCAAAGACAACAACATACCCAACAATACATCGCAACCAACCAATGCCCCCAAAAAACGAGGTGGATGTATTTCTCGAAGTCAAGAGACACGAGCGAAGATGACAAGTCGTCTCAAGGAGTTAATGAGTTCACCAGACATCCGACAGGTGTTAATGGAACGTACTCAGCAACAGCACTTGAAGGTGAAGATGGAGTCATTTCACGGCACGGTGATTGATATGACTTGTCCCGAGAAATACATTCATATACGAAATAAAAAAGGTGGGACTCAGTTTGTTAAGGTGATTGTTGGTAAAAAGACCACGTCGTTTGTAGGTAAATATCAGTCCATTGAGGAACTCAAACAAAAAGCAATTCAATTCTTATCTTCTATCTGCACTTCTGCAACGCTTCCAAACTGTTCGGGGAATCCCTAAAGCATTTACTACCAAGGTGCCCTTGAAAGAGGTCACTGGCTCCAGAGAGAAACTGGAGGTATGGTAAAAACGTGAATGATAAGCCTTTCAGGGCGAAATGGGTTATCCGCAGCCAAGTGCCTTACTGTCGCTCGTCAGACAGAGGTGAAGGTTCAGAGACTAAATGGTAGCGGGTCACAAATGAAGGTCTAGACAACCCGATGTGGCTCAAGATATAGTCCGCCCCCCTTGGAAACTTGGGGGATGTTCGGAGATGAACGCACATATCCCCCAATCCTATGAATCCATGGTCGAACTCGAAGAGATCGCCGCCATTCCTCATCATATTATTACACCCCGTCACGCTAAGCCGATGATTGGTGTCTTCCAGGACACGCTCGTCGGCTCCTACCGCCTAACCCAGCCAGGCGTGGATTTCACACTCAAGGAGTACATGAACTTGATGATGTGGAACAAGCGGTTTGACGGTACCATTCCCAAGCCACGCGTGGGAGCCAAGCGCTACACAGGCCAACAGGTCCTCGGCGCGCTCCTTCCACCCATTAACTTGGAGATGGGCAACAAATCATTTGACTCAGAAAAAGACAGTAAACAGGACTCTGTCAACTATGTCCGCATCACTCAGGGTGATATCCAACAGGGCGTTGTGGATGGTGACGTCTACATGAAACCATCCAAGGGTGTTATCCATGTGACCTACAATGACCACGGCCCGAAGGACACCGTGGACTTGTTGGACGCCCTTCAGAACACGGTGGAGCACTTCCTCGTGATGAACGGCTTCAGTGTCGGCATCAGCGACTTGATTGCCGATGAGAAGACGAAGGAGGACATTGACGCCAAGATTCAAGAACGCAAGAAAGCCGTGGAACAACTCATTCTTCAGGTCCATTTGGACTTGTTTGAGAATAACACGGGCAAAACCAATCAACAGGAGTTTGAAGACCAAATCTTCGGTATCCTTAACCAGGCCACTTCGGATGCGGGCTCGCTCGGTCAGAAGTCGCTGTCCAAGGAGAATCGTCTCTTGGCCATGGTCCGCTCGGGCTCCAAGGGTGAGCCTCTGAACGTGGCGCAGATGATGGCGTGTCTCGGTCAGACTGCCATTGAGGGCAAGCGTGTCCCCTATGGCTTCACGGATCGCACTCTACCCCATTACAAAAAGTACGATGATTCGGCGGAATCCCGTGGCTTTATTGAGTCATCCTTCATTCGTGGTCTGACTCCGCAACAGTTCTTCTTCCATGCCATGTCGGGCCGTGAGGGTTTGATTGATACGGCCGTAAAAACGGCGGATACAGGTTACATCCAGCGTCAGCTCATCAAGTCTATGGAGGACCTCATCGTCCATCATGACGGAACGGTGCGCGACGCAAACAACAATGTGATTCAGTATCACTATGGCGAGGATGGTGTGAATCCGACCAAGATTGAGACGCAATCCCTTTCCATTGGTAAGTTATCCGAGGAGGAAATCAACCGGGACTATGGTATGCGAGAGGTGGATTGGAGCACCGTCTTGTTGGATGGCGTCATCCGAGAGGGCGAGGAGGAACCCATTGCCGAGTACGTGCGAGACCTCTTGTACGACCAGCGCATGATGGTGGAGGGCGTCTTTCAGAAGAAGACATTGGACTCGGGTGCCGTCTTTGCTCCTGTCAATCTGGCTCGTATGCTCTTGAATGTCAAGGTACGATTTGGTTTGAAGCCCACGGACCGCACAAATCTGACGCCAGGTGTGGTTCTGGCGGGCATCCAGCGCATCCTGACCTACACTCATTCCTATCACAAAATCTGGGCGGCTCTCCTGCGTTTCCATTTGGCCCCGCATAAGTTGATTGTGAAGGAGCGATTCACGAAGGAGGCGTTTGAAGTACTCATGGAACTCATCGTGGCGAACCACATGAAGGCGTGGGTTCAGCCGGGCGACCAGGTGGGCATTGTGGCGGCACAGAGTATTGGTGAGCCCGCAACACAGATGACGTTAAACTCTGTGGATTGGGATACGGAAATTGTCTTGACGAGAGATGACAAAGTGATGACTCCCAAAATTGGTGAGTGGGTGGATTCTTACATCCAGTCATGTCAACAAGACGATAAGAAGAAGCACCTTGTACAATACCTTCCTAATGGTCAAATCTATGTTCCACTTGATGATAGTGAGAATTGGAAAGCGGTATCATGCGATGAAGATGGTGTGATGAAGTGGACCAAATTAGAGGCGGTCACACGTCATCCTGTCGTGAATGAAGACGGAACGAATACCATTCTGAAGGTCACACTTGAGTCGGGTAGAGTGGTAAAGGCTACAAAAGGCAAATCCTTCTTGACACTCCAAGGGGGTAAGATTCTGGAGATGAATGGGTCAGACCTGAAGGTTGGTGATGAACTACCTATTGCGAACTCCCTGGCGATGGATATGATTGGATATATGGACACAGTTTCACTCCGCTCCATTCTTCCTCCTACTGATTATCTTTATGGATCAGAGGTTGCAAAGGCTCTTCGTATCATGAATGAGGCTGATGAGAAAAATGAACGTCATTGGTTCTCACATAATCAGGGTGTGGAGTTTATCGTACCCTATGGTCGCAGTGATTCCTTCCGAGAGGCCTTCCATAAGGGTCACAACTCAAATGATATCCGTGAGGGCAATGTCTACACGAAGCATATGAAGCAAGATGTGAGTCAGATTCCTGAGATGATCATGTTGAATCGTTCTTTCGGATTCTTCTGTGGTGCCTATTTGGCGGAGGGCATGTCTAATCAGACACAGGTGATCATCACAAACAATGATTCGGTCTATCTGGATATGATTCGCACGCTGATGACACGATGGAATGTTGGATTTCATACAGTGTCAGAGCAGAAACACATCGAGAAGACGGGAATCAATGGAACAAGCACATCACTCGTCATTCATTCTACTATTCTCGCAAAGGTCATGTCTACTCTATTTGGTCGGGTTAGTTATGAGAAGAAACTTCCTGACTGGACGCTCCAAGGATGCGATGAGTTTGTATCGGGCTTGGTGGATGGATACTTTAGCGGTGATGGATATATTGAGAAGAAATCAGGAGTTGTTCATGCGACATCTGTATCACATGACTTGCTGGTTGGAATTCAGTTCATTCTGGCTCGCTATGGAATCTACAGTACAATGACGTCAAATATGCCAGAACTCAAAAAATTTAATTCTGTATCACGATACTATACGATTCGCCTTCCAGTCAAATCCTCCTATCAATTTGCGAAACAATTTACGCTGACTCTTCATGAAAAACAGGTGCGTCTGGATGAGATCCATTCTATCAAATGTCAAGAGGCGATTCGCTCAAAGTGGCATACCACAGGTGATATGGTCTGGGACAAAATCAAGACTATCGAGGAAGTTGAACCCATGAAGGATGGATGGGTATACGATATTACTGTGGCAGAGACTCGTAATTTCATTACGAAAACCCTAATCGGGCAGAAAGATACCTTTCATCAAGCAGGTGTCGCCTCCAAATCCGCCGTGACCCGTGGTGTGCCTCGTCTCCGAGAACTCCTCAAGGTCACCCAGAATCCAAAGGCCACCTCGCTTACTATTTATCTGAAACCCGAACACCGAGACAATAAGGATAAGGCTCGTGAGGTCGTCCAAGACCTGGAACTTACTCTTCTCCGCAATATTACAGGCAAGGTCGCTATTTATTGGGACGAGAAGGATGAGTACACCGTCGTGGAAGAGGACAAGGAACTTCTGGAGTTCTACCATCTCTTCGAGCGTGGGCTCATGGTGGATGAGGGTCTGGACGAGGAGTCCCTGTCCAAGTGGATGCTCCGCCTAGAACTCAACCGTGAGGAGATGTTCAACCGCAACATTTCCATCCAGGAGGTCGTTTCCGTCATCAAGGCGCAGTTCGGCACCGACGTCAATGTCATTTACAGCGATTACAATTCGCAGAAACTCGTGATGCGTATCCGCCTTGTGGACAATGGCAAGAAGACGAAGGAGACCGCCGAGCAGTTGGACGAGTTCACGAACCTCAAGAAGTTCCAGAACAAACTCCTGAACAGTGTAGTGATTCGTGGTCTGCCTGGTATCAAGGCGGTCACCTTCCGCAAGGACAAGCAGTATGTTGAGCGCATTGAGGGTAAGTATGAGCCAGTGGAGCAATATGTACTCGATACGGATGGTTCTAACTTTATCAAGGTGATGAACCATCCTGCAGTGGATGGCACACGTCTCTATTCTACGAATGTATGGGACGTCTATGAAATCCTCGGTGTGGAGGCGACTCGAGCCGTGCTCTTCAATGAGATTAATGGTCTATTTGACAGTGTGGGCGTGAACTACCGCCATCTCTGTCTCTTGTGCGATGTGATGACCCGCTTCGGCAAGTTGATGTCGATTGACCGGTATGGTATCAACAAGAATGACATTGGCACGCTGGCGAAGGCATCCTTTGAGGAGACAGAGAAGATTCTCTTGAAGGCAGCTCTATTTGGCGAGATGGACCCGGTCACGGGTGTGTCTGCAAATATCATGATGGGTCAGCCCATTCGTGGTGGTACGGCCTTCTCCCAGATTATGATGGATGATCAGGCGCTGACGCAACTCTTGAAGGATGTGGATGTGGAGAAGTTATCGGGCATTCTAGAGGAAGAGGAAGCAGGCGATCTTAGCCGTCTGGAGGAGACACGTGCGAAGATGGCGGATCCATGTGCGACGGTTCAATTCCAGAACAGCATTGTCATGCCACCTCCGAAGGAGATCATGGATGAGCCAGAGATTGAACTGGAGATTATCTAATGCGCCTTTTCCTGCGCCTTCCCTTACGAAACTCTATTTATCCCTCGGTCTAAAGCGTGAATCCCCTAAAAGGGTATGTCAACTCCGTGGAGTCTTTTTCGCTTGTACCCTCGTACGGTACATACTATTTCTCGTCAGTTTCTGACGGAGCCGCATGAACGAAAACATGAATACGAGGACGAAGAACGGCAACTTCATGCGCACCGTAATCGTATTCAGGTCTATGAATCCCATCTTCCACAAGGAAAGAACTGGGAGTATTATAAGAAGGCAGTGAATCCCTATGAATGGGTCTATACACAGAAGAAGTATCTCCGTTTTCCAGATTCGGTCTGTTTTTTGAAGCCTCTTTCCAGGTCGTATTTTAAGATGGTAGAGATTCTTGAACTCGGTCAATTCTTTGAGGGTCTCGCATCGCATCTCCCATTACGAACTGCACATGTGTGTGAGGGGCCTGGTGGTTTTATCGAGGCGGTTTATGATGAGGCTCATAAGCGGGGGCGTCCCATTTCTCTTTCGCTTGCAATGACACTTAAATCTCGCCAGAGCCACGTTCCGAGTTGGAGAAAGGCCTCACAGTTTCTCAAGCGAAATCGTTCGGTTCAGATTATCTATGGGGAGGATGGGACAGGTGATATTTTGAAGCCAGAGAATCAGCAATATTTCATTGATGTTCTCCATGACCCTATTCCACAGAAGGTGGATCTGTTTACAGCAGATGGTGGATTTGATGTCTCCAATGATTATGAGAAGCAAGAAACACTCCTGTTTCCACTCCTCGTGGCATCCACCAAAATTGGCCTGGAGTCGTTAAACATTGGCGGATTTTTTGTATTGAAAGTATTTGACTGTTATCATCGGGCAACGATGGAC